AGACTGCAGGAAAATTATAAAGGATTCGGCTATGCGAAGCTGGCACTGATGCTGACGCTTCCGGAAAGCGTAGCCGAAGAGCTGACACCGGCATACAGCAAGTCGGAGATCCAGGCAGTCAAAGAAGAGATTGAAAGCGAAGAGAAGATCACAGATATCGAAGTCATTTTGGAAGGTGAGAAAGAAGAACAGAAAGAACTCGACAATCTGGAAAAGGCAATCCATCAGATCTGCATGGATGAACCGGAACTGTATCTGAAACTGCATGAGGCGGTCAGAAAAAGCGTAGGGACAGGACGGATCAAAGAGGTGTTAGCACCGGACGGGGACAAGCTATACAGTGTAAGACCACAAGGCTGCGGAAGAATTATGCTCTACCTGAACGATGAGAAGGACGAGGTCATACTGCAGGTAGTAAGACAAGGACTGAAAGAAAAGTTTGCCTGGGAGAATATTTTAAGCTATATCGTCCTGATCACAGAAGAGGAAGATGCAAAACAGAACTGGGAGGAACTTTACGGACAGAAATATCCGGAAAAAGAACAGATTGCACCAGTGCAACCGAAGAAAGAGAAGAGAAAGGAGTCAAAGGTAGTAAAGGCGAAGCTGCCAAAACCAAAAAAACCGCAGAAACAGGAAACGGAGAAACCGGTAGAACTTCCAAACGACATTCCAGGACAGACAGAGATCGAGAAAGATTTTCCGGAAATGCTTCCGGAAGCAGGGGAAACAACGGAAATACAGAGCGATTTTATCAGAGCGGGACAGCACAAAGAGGAAAATTGCACCAGTGCAATGCCGGAACCTGTGGAGATTGTGGAAAAACCTGTGGATAATTCAGAGCAGATGGAAGAAAATGCGAGAAACACAGAAGCGGGAGCCAATTCAGAACCGGTGGATAAGTCCGAAGAAGAACAGAATCCGGCTGGCAGCAGATGGGAATACATGAAGACAATGGAATCATACAAGATGGCACTGTATATGGCAGCATCCGTGAATGAGATGCCTCACATGATGCTGAATTCAGCGGAGTATTGGAAGAAATGGTTAGAAGCGGAGGTGGATGAAAATGGAGATGAAATCAGTAAGAAATAAGGTGATTACATTATGAGCATCGATTACTCAGACATGGCATTTCCCAAATTAGCTTGCAAGAAAAAAAGGAAATCGCATAAAAAGAGCATCCTCAAGAGTAGAAGGAGAGTCTGTTATCTCTGCGCGATACTCTATGGCGATTCTTCCAAGCAATACACAGAAGAACATCACATCATGTTCGGATCCGGCCAGCGTGAACTATCTGAGGCAGATGGACTCAAGGTAAATCTGTGCCGGAATCATCACAAAGAAGGACCGGAAGCAGTCCACAATAACCGAGAAATGCGGGAACTGCTCTGCAGAATAGCACAGACAGAATATGAGCAGACACATACGAGAGAAGAGTGGATGGCGAGATATAAGAAAAATTATCTATAGTTACCTCCGCTGAATGGCGTGGAGATAAAAGTATGTCACAATACTGCAACATGATAACAAGGACTTCCTCCCTGAATGCGGCAGGGAGGAGAAAGGAGCAGACAAGTGCCAAAAAGACAGAGAGCAACAGCTTGGAAAAGCGAATTGGCTGAGATAAATGCAAAAGCAAGACAAGAAGGAATGAGTTATGGACAGTACGTGGGATTAATGTACTGCGAAGAAAGAGACGAGATGGAAAGAAGGAGAAGATATGACAAAAAAAGACGCAAAAGATTTGGTTGACTGGCTGGATCAGGCAGAAGAGGAAGCAAAAGCAACAATTGCAGAACATGAAAGAATCGATCCTTTTTACGACGGAGTGCTTTCAACGATCCAGACGGTTCGCGAATATATCAAGAAAATGCGTAAGGTGGATGAAGTGGAAGGAGAGAAGCAGATGAAAGAGATTATAACAGCCAGCAAGTTTGAGTATATCGAAGAAATTGAGCCGTTTTTCTGGTGGACAGGAAGCTTGAACATAGAGCAGGCGATCACACACTTGACAAAGCGGTACGATGAAGAGGAAGCACACAATCTGTTGGATGAAAAGTTAGAATTTGTATCTGACTACATGAGAAATAATCACGGAGCTGTCGAGCAGTACGGAATTTACCTTATTCCGGAATTCATGCTTGGATATGATGACATAGAGATTGTGGTTGTAGCGGTATCTGAAAACGAGCGGGCTACGGTGGTATTCTCGGATATTCCGGTAGTTAAGAGAGGCAAGAGAGATGAAGAATAAATATTCTAAAAAGCAATTAGAAGAATTGTATAACTGTGAGATCTTCAAAGATACTGGCTTTGACAGTTGTACAAAGTTTTGGGTGGCGCAAGGTTTACCATTTACGGAAGATGGTGAAGATATATTGTTTACATACGCTGACGGATGGGATTTAAATGAGCTGCATGAAAATATCAGAGAAGAAATCAGAAAAAGTACAATTGTGTTTGAAGGAGAAAAATGACAAGACAAGAGAAAGAGGATCAAGCGCAGCTTGAGTGGCTACGGAAATGGGAAGAACGACGGAAGGAAAAAAGAGACGTGAGAAAAAAGTCACTGTTTTATAAGATTCTAAGGAAACTCGGAATCATAAAGGACTACGAGGAAGACATAAGAACAAGAATGGAAATGTGCGAAAGAGCAATAAAGGCAAATGTATGTCCTGAAGATTGCGATATTTGCGCATGGGACACGAAGGGAGGGAGTGATTACAATGGTTATGTTACGACCAGTAGGGACAATAGGAAACCGTCTGAAGTATCTGCGAAAAATCAGAGGACTGACAAGAGAAGAGGCAGCAGTCAAGCTAGACATGAAGGAGGAAAGACTGCAAGATCTTGAGACGGGAAGAAAAGGACTGACGCTAGGAGAAGCAATCAAATATGCAGATACATATAATGTGTCTTTGGATTACATAGCAGGGAGAAAAAAAGTTGAATATTAAAGATGCAATCAGAATCATTGAAGGGTTGGATACATCCAACAGCGAAGAAAACATCGAAGCAAAGAGGATGGCGATTGATACCATGAGGAAGGAGATTTCAATAAAAGTTCGTAAGGCAACTATTTATTATACCGGAGAAGTGTCATACTGTCCGAAGTGCCGTAGAATACAAGAGGGAAAACAAACTAATTTGAAAACATATTGCTGTGGATGTGGTCAGCTACTGGATTGGAGTGATAATACTTGAAACGAAGTACAGACACAAGAAAGTCCCCAGCAGAAGTCAAGGCAAATATGCAGAACCATTACGGCGAACTCACCGATATGGTCACAGATTTGAAAGCCAGCAAGCACTTTCATCGGCCGGCATACCAAGCAGGCAATCTGATCAAAGCACAGGGGCAGCAGTTATGGCATGGAGATGTAGCAGAATACTTGGCGAGAAAGTACAAGATAGGAGATGGCAGCACCGAATGACATTATTGGAAATTTATGGCATAAAAGAATCTTATAGATTGCCGGATGCAATTATGACGGCGCTAATGTCCGATGAAGCAGAAAGCATGATACAAAAGGTCAGAGCGGCAGGGATATTAAACACGAGAGATATATTCCAAGAAGAGCAGGGAGACCGCAAGACATTGAAGCAGGATTTCACACCGGACTGCATATGCTCCATTGTGGCGAAGCTGATGAAGCAAGGAGACTGCCTAGATATGTGTTCGGGGACTGGTGTATTGAGTAAGGCTGCATCAGTGAAGTGCGGGGATGTCAATGAATATGAATTCAGCGAGAGAGCTATCCCATTCGCACTTTTGGACGCTTGTATAAACGGTATAACCGGATATATAAGCAGGAGCGACTGCCTGAGAGAAAAGACGGTAGAAACGTATCATCTACAGAAGTATGGGGATATAAGCATCCCATGTCGAGTAGAAGTTAAAAGTCCGGGGAAATACGACAACGTGATCATGAACCCACCGTATTCGATGAAATTCGAGGATGCGGGAGATTATCCAATCATGGGTTTTACAATTCCTAAGAGTAAGGCGGACTATGGTTTTCTTCTCAGGGGCGTGAAACATCTAAAGGAAAGCGGACGGTTGATTGCAATCCTTCCGCATGGTGTATTATTCAGAGGACAAGGAGAGGGCAAGATAAGAGAGTGGCTGATCCGTGAAAAGATGATCAATACTGTAATCGGTCTGCCGGACAAGCTGTTCTTAAATACAAACATCCCGGTCTGCTTGCTAATTCTGGAAAGAAATTCGCCGAATATTCTGTTCATAGATGCGAGCAAGGATTTTCAAAAAAAATCAGCTCAGAACGACATGAGAACGGATCAGGTGCAGAGAATAGTAGATGTCTTTGATAGGCGGCAGGATTGCGAGAAATATGCATACGTAGCGTCATATGAGGAAGTTGAAAGAAATGGATATAACCTGAACATTCCAAGATATGTTGATTCGTTTAAGGAAGAACCTCTTCCGGATATTGAAGTTATACTGAGTAACCTGAAAAGGATAACAGAAGAAGAAAGTACGCTACAGAATGAACTGCACAAGATGCTGGGAGATTTGACAGGAGGTAGAGAAGATATGGAACAAGTCAAAAAGCACAGAGAGATCCTGAAGCCACAGAGCAGAAAGAAAGTAGCACAAAAGGAATGTACTGGACAAATGGAGTTGGGTGATTTACTTGAATATGCAATGTGAAAAGATCACGATTATTGACATATGCAATGTGGAAAGGGCAATTCCGGGAAAGATATACAAGGCTGGAAGCTGCTACATAAAGCTG